CCTATAATCTGGTGCTAATGATAAAACCTTTGAAGACTTTAACTGGTTTTCCATTTGCTCATTAGCAATCCCTGGTACTGCTACAGATCCAGGTGTTGCAGCCGCAGCTATAGCACTACTATTAAAATTTCCTGCAATAGTATTTTTTCTAAAATCTAAAGGATTTGATAATCCTATTGAATTACCTTGTGAGTTTAATTCAAAACTATATAATTGATTTTGTGTTGAAGTTTGGGTTAAATTATTAAGTGCTAAAAGAGGATTAGTTTGCATCCCTGGTTCATTCGCTATAAATGAGAAAGGATTAGAATATATTTTATTAGAATAAAGACGTAATCCACCTGGTGCTTGTTGATCATACCTATCTTTATTTAAAGATAATGAATAATAATCTTCAGCTAATGAACCAGATAAATCAGGATATAAACCAGCAAATGTATTAGTAACTCCTGAACCTGAAATAAATAAATTACTTTTTGCTACTATATCAACATCAATTTCATCAGCAAATACACCTTCTGAAATTGTAGGTGAAGCACTATTTAATTCATAATATTTATCTGGGCCTAAAGGATTTGCAAATTTATTAGCTTTATCAGCATCATTATCATAAACTAAATTATTTTGTCCTAATCTAATATTATTTTTTAATTGAGTATTTTTAGCAAATCTTCCTGGACTACTATTATCTGGGATAAAAGCTTCATACATTTGTGAAGCTCCTCTATTAAATGAAACTTCTTCAGACTCATAACCTCCAACTTCAGGAGGACGAATAAAAGCTTGATAATTACCTTCTGATGGTTTATAGTCAATTACATTAGTACTATCACCAATAAGAGGTGCTTCTAAAAACCCATCATATTTAATAGAATTAACATTAAGAGTAGGAGATTGATTAATAAAAGTTTGTTGAGCAGCATTAGTAAATATTAGTGGGTTTGCCTTATTATCATAAAACCCATTTAATTTTACTTTAGGATTATTTGGTCCTGTTCTTTGATCTGTAAATGGAATTGTAGTTCTACCAACTGTTCCACCTATTGAATTAGGCCCTCCACCATATCTTGTAATATAAGCATTTTTTCTCCCCCCTAATCTAATTTTTCCACCTGCTGTTTTTTGTTCTTTACCTGTATTAACAGCATCTTGTAATAAAACTAATCTATTTGCTTGCTCTCCTCCACTACCAATATTTTGTGCATTAATAGTTCCAAAATAACTATTTATACCACCACTACCTGTTTTTCTAGGATCACCATCTTTTATATTTAAGGGAACATTATCAGTTATAGGATTTACTCCAAATAAATTAATAGATCCTGGGGCAATTGGAGCTAAACCAGTCTGTAGTAATGTACTAGTAGGTAAATATAAACCTTGATTAATTAATCCAAAACCATAACCAGCTCCAAATGTAGCTTCTGTTTTTACACTCTGACGAGATAATACATTTTGTTTAGCTATAAATTCAAAACCATTAGGTGATTTTGTATCGAATAGTAATTTAGTTAATCTACTAACATCATCTTCAGCATTAGTAGCTGCTAATATACCACCTCTTAAAAAGAAATCAATACCACCTAATGCAGCAGGTTCTGGTGGTAAACCTTCCATAGATTGAAAAGTTTGATTTGGGTTGTCATATTCAACATTTGGTATATCTTTCGGTATGAAAGGTTGACCACTCCACGCACTATTTCGCCTGTCACTTCCATTAGTAGTAAATTTCAACTTATTTAATTCTGTAGTTGAATTTATTATCATAATTGGATGTTATTTAATATAATATTATTTTTTAGTTAGCATTACCAGCTAAAGTACCTAAGAAGGTATCTCCAGTTCCTTGAAATCTAGCTGCAGCTAATGCACCACCCGAACCTTGATTTAATATAAAATCATCATATGTTTGTTGGTTATTATATACTTTAAATCCTGCACCTGCTGCTAAATTGTTTGCAGGGCCTCCAAAAGGTTGTAATTTAGTAGGACTAGGATAAGGTACTGTCGTACCAGTATTATCATATCTTGGAGATACTGATATTTCTTGTGGGTTATTTTCTAATGAATATTTATTATGCATTGTTGATGGCAACGATGGTGACGGAGCCATAGGTTGAGGTGAAGCTGGAGATATAGGATATCCCAATACCGATCCCTCTGAGTCAAATTTATTCCTTAATGATTGTGCCATAATTTTAGTTTTAAATTGTTATTTTATTATAAATATTAACCTATTCCAGAAGATGCAATTGTTAAACTTTTTCCTACTTTATTACCATCCATAATCACATCACCTCCCGCTTCTACTACAGCTATTAATTGATCTAATTTTTCAACTATTTGAGAAGTTTCATCTCCTCCTCCTTCTCCACCACCACCAAATACACCTGCTAATTGAAGTAATGGAGTAGCTACTAAAGCTAAAGCTCCTAAACCAGCTAATACAGGTAAAGCTTGTATCCCAGCTAATCCTACAGCTAAAAGTCCTCCTGCAATTCCATATAATGCAGGTCCTAATAATAACATTGGTAAGATATTTTCCATTGAAACTGCTTCCATTATTTTTACGAATCCATCTGCAGCTGCTGTTATCATGTCAGCAAGTCCGTCAAATACTGCAGTTACTACTGTACCAAATGCTTTAATACCAGGTGCGGCTAATCCTAAAGCTGCTCCTAAAGCTATCATTGCAACTGATATTAATCCTACACCTACTGCTATACCTACCATTTGTGGACCCATTATAGCTTTACCAAGAGCTGCTAATCCTTTTCCTATTCCTGTAAGGAAATTTTGAACTATTTTTCCTTGTCCTTTTTTAATACCACCTGTTCCTTTATTAACTTTACTAGTAGAATCTGCTGCTTTATCAGCTGCACCACCATCATCACTAAAAAGTCCTTTAATGGATCCTACTAAACCTCCTGCTCTTTGTCCTCCTGCTTTTGCTCTACCTCCACCTTTCATAAATTGTCCCCCTTTATAGAATTTACCTAAAATTGAAGATGATAATTTATTATTTTTTAAGAAATCTATAGATCCTTTAACCATACTCGCCATACTTTTAGCTGAACTTACTAAAGCTGGAGCTATTTTAGCTGTCATAATAGCACCAATAGTAATCATTGTTGCTCTTAATACAAAACCATTAGATACAAATTTTAATATCATAGTTAGAGGACCAGCTAAAACTTCTGTTATTTTAGCTATTGATTTTTGAATTTGAGTTTGTAAATCTAATCGTTTTGCTTCTTCTAATGATACATCAGCTGCCTTAGCTGCTTGTTCTTCTGATAAACCACTTTGTATTTTTTGTTGATAAATCATTTTAGCCATTTCTTCCCTACTCATACCCATAGCTTTAGCTGTTGCCTCTTGTTGTATTCTATTACCAGATGCAAATGCTTTTAATATACCTTGATTTTTACCTATTTCTTCAGCTAAACCTGCTAAATCATTATCAAGTGCTAATTGTCTTGCTTTTTCTAAATTTAAGTTTTGACCTGTAAGTAATTCAGCTTCCATTTCTGCTTGAATAGAAGATTCAAAGTCTAATATTGAACTTGCTATTTTATCTACTTGTTCTAAGCTTAACCCTAACTTTTTAGCTTGCATAGCAGCTTCTTGTATTTTTGCTGGGTTACTTCCTAGTGATAAAGTAACAGCAGCTGAGGCACTTCCTACCTCATCCATTACATCCTTAAAATTTAAACCTACTTTTTCTTGACCAACAAAAGATTTAAATGATGATTCCATATTAGCAGAAACTTCACTTAGTGGTTTACCTGATAACTGAGCAAATTTAGCTAATTGAGCTGCTTCATGAGCACCTAACCCCATATTTTCAGTTAATTCTGCTGCTTCAGCAATTGTTTCAGGAGAGAATACAACTGCAGCATTAACTCCTAATTCTTTAGACAGCATAGTTGCAGTCTTTATATATTCACCTGTAGTAAGAAGTCTATCATTTACAGCATCTGTTACATCTACATTTTGTCCTGTTAATGATCTAAATTCTTTTTGTTGTTTTGAAATTTCTCCTGCTGATTTTAAAATAGCTCCAAATATAACTGTTGGGTCAGATATAGTATTAAAAGCACTACCTAACAATTGACCAAATCCATAAGCCGCTACTTCTAATTTTGCAAAACTTCCTTCAGTTTCAGCTGCTTTTTTCTGGATTTTTGCCATTACTTCATCGGCATTAATTAATTCACCAATTATGGGGATTTTAGAAATTCCTTTTACAATTGCTCCTATAGCACCCATTCTTTCTTCAATAGCTGCTGCTATGCCAAATTGTTCTTGTAATACTGTATTATGAAATTCTTCAGCTTCATTAAGTTCAGCTATTTTTTGATCCATCATCTCTTGTGAAATAATTCTTTGATCTACTAAACTTTTAAGTTTTCTTTCAATCATTAAACTTTTTGCTGCTCTATCTTCTATTTGTTTTTGTATATCTACAGATTTTAATGCACCTTGATTTAATTTTTGTTGATTTTTTATAGTTTCATCTAATCCCTTAGCTAATGATTTTATAGCTTTATCAACATCACCTGCTAATACTTCAGCTACTTGTTTTGATTCATCCTTTACATCTTCAAGGGCATTTACAATAGCACCTTTTAATTGAGCTGCAATACTAAGGAGTTGGTCTTCAATAAAGCCTAACTCTTTATTTATATCTTTTGCATCTTTTTTATTTTGCTTGAAATCAGGCATTAAAGGGTTTTATTATAAATATCAAAAGCATCTATTTTTTAGATGCCTTTGTTGAATAAGTTGGTTTAGATGGAGGTTTTTTAGCGTTTTTAAGAAATTCAGGAGCTGTTACTTTACCATCAGTAGTTACTGATTTACTATTACTATTTTTACCTTGGGCTTGTTTAACTCTTTTATTTTCTTCTATATAAAAATCATTTATTTTATTAAATGTAAAATTACGTAGCCATATAGGCATATTATAAATAGTATGCCAATCATACCCACCTTTACCATGAAATACTATATCATGGATTTGAGAAAATAAACTTAATCTATATTTCGGTGTCAGGCCAAAAAAAGTTAAGCCCAATGGGCACTGAGATCTCCTCCTCTCCTCCTTCTAATGTATCAACTGATACAGTTAAATCAACATCTGGTTGAAAATCTCTAATATAGTTTCTTAATGCTCTTGAATCTTGTGCTAAAAAATAATTATCTATAAAATTTCTAATATCTTTTTTATCATCAGAACCATCAACAGCTACTATCATATGTTTAAGACGTGTTGATAATTCAGGTGAGTTTTTAGGATTTATTTTCTTTAAACCTTTTAATTCATTTTCAATCTTAGTTTCATCTTTATGAGTTAAAAGTTTAAACATAAGCATTGTTTCTGATTTAGGACAGGTAAATGGAAATTCATTTTTACCTTGTTCAAATTTAGATTTATCAAAAGGTTTATTTTTAAAAGATGATAAATCAATTTTTATTTTTTCATTTTTATATGAAAATTCATACTCACTACCATAACCTAATATTCTAACAGCTATTAATAGTGCATTTTTATCACCAATTATTAAATCTCTATAATCTATTTTAGATACTATTAAAGCTTCTAATAATTTATCTATTACTGTACCTTTTTGAATATATGATTGGTTTGTAAGAATATCTTCTTCTTTAGCAGTCATGTATTTTATTTCTACTTTTCCAGATGATAATGGATTATCTAATGGGTAAACTATACCATTTGAGGGTAATTCTACTACTTCAGTAGGGAATTTTAATTTTTCTTCACTCATATCTTTTATTTAGTTATAACTTAATTTCGTGTATACATATATAACATAAAAAAAAGCTTGGACAAAGCCAAGCTATTCTTTAATATATTTAAAATTTCTTTTAGAAATTTAATACGCAGTAATCCATTCCTAGAGTTAATGAAACATCTTGAGCTTCCGCTTCAGTATCCCAATTAAATCCTTTAAATGTTGCATCTTTAATAAATGAACCTTTTAATATCCATTCTGATACTACATCACCTACAGGTCCTAGTACATTAATAGTTACGTCTTTTTTATAGAAATCAGAGTAACCATCTCTACCAGTAACTGATTCATGATGTAATCTTACCCACTCCATAACAGCTTGAGCTCCTGATGGTGTAATTGGGTCATATAATGTCATAGACACATCAGCCCACTTAGCTTTACCTTTTACTTTTCTATAAGTATTGATATGATTAAGTACTATTTCACCTTGCTCTACCTTAATTTCACCAACTTCTTTAATCATGTATGATGGTATACCATCTACATACATTATAAATCTATTGGCAACTTTTGGTTCAAAAGCTGTGAAAAACATTTCGTTTGGATTTACTACTGCCATTTTATTATTATTTTATTTTATTATACATATTATATTTTATACTTCTTATGATGGAAATTCAGCTCCAGTTGGTAAAATGTTGAAATCTAAGTAAATGAATTCAGCAGTTCTAGTTGGTTGGATAAATATCGCACCTACCATTTGGTTTCTATCAACTACATCTGGTCCATTATTTGCAGCATCCATTTGTACTTTAAAGGCAAATAAACCTTGTCTTTGTTGTACTGATTCTAAGTATGGATTTACTTGCGCTAAGAAATTGTTTCTTGTTGCAGCTGTATTTTGTTCAAATACTAAATTATCAGCAATCTGTACAATAAATGATTTTAATGCTATTAATAATCTTCTAACATTTATTCTATCTAAAGCACTTGCTGTTGATTGTAAAGTTTTCTGTCCAAATACTACAACTCCTCTTCCTGGGAATGTAGCTATTGGGTTTACTTTACCTGTATATAAAGTATCTCTATTTGATTGAGTTAATTTTCTTTGCGCTTGTACTACCGTACTTAAGCCACCTCTATTGATTCCAGCAGGTGCGAACCAAGCCTCACTTGTTCTGTCATTAAACGCGTATACACCAGGAATAACCGCTGATGGTACTGCCCACACTAACTGTCTTGAATCTGGGTCATTTAATTGAACCCAAGGCCAATAAGCAGCAGCATATGAATTATCAATATCTTTTGCTTGTCCAATTGCTGTATTTACTGTTCCTCCTGAATAATTAACTAAATCTATAACTGCTATAGCATCTCCTCTTCCTTGTGTATTTGATAATAACGTATTCATTGGAGTTGCCCAAGTTGAAGATGCAAAATATAAACCAGGTGCAGAAATAATATTATATTGATAATCATCTTTATTTGCTAATAAATTAAATGCATCTGTATATGTTGCTGCTTCTGTTCCAGTCATACCTTGTGAATTATCATCTATTATTGCATCATAATATCTAGCTTGAGTATATGCTGGGAATCCTGTTTTAGAGAATAATGCTCCATCAGCACCACCAAATGATCCACTTTGGCCACTATCTGGTAGGAAAGTAGCATACGCTGGATTTGCTGTTCCATTATTATCAAAATAATCTGGAGTTTTATATTTTACTGATTTTACTCTTACATATCTTGAAGATACTGGGTAATTTCCAACTGTACTTATAAATGGGTCTGTTGATCCAGCTCCATTAAATACTTTTGTCATGTTACCTACTATTCTTTCTATATAATTAGATGATTTTGGATCTAATGATACATTAGGGAATATTTCTAATACTCTTTTAGCTGTTTGTGTGTCATTACCTTGTCTAATTACTAAACTAAATGTTCCAGTAGATGTATTTGTACCTTGTATTTCCCATCTAATATTATTACTAGTTCCACCAGTTAATGTTCCATTTGCTCCTGTAGCATCACCAGTATTCATTATAGTTCCATCAGATAATGTTTCTAATTCAAAAGCTTGATCATCTACTAAATCATTATCTGTTAAATTTATATCTATTGCATCTGCTGGTGAACCAATAGTTGCATTATTTGCTATTTCAATATCTTCTGCTATTGTAAATGTAGTAGATCCTTGAGTATTTAATACTATAGAAACTGGTTCAATTAATAAATTAGAATTTGTTTGTAAAGTACCTGCTGTTAATGGTCCAGCTGCTGCAAATGAAATTGCTGGGGAAGTATCTAAATCACCCGCTTGTAGTGTAAGTACAGCGTCTCCTCCAGTTAATCCTATAGCAGTTCCAGCAAATGTAATTGTATCACTAGCAGCATAATTTCCTCCTCTTGCTGTTGGAGTAACTGTTCCTACTATTGTATTAATATTATCATTAGTTAAAGTAATTACTAATGATCCACCAGTTCCTGCTGATCCTCCTCCTGTTAATGTAATACCAGCAGCAACTATTTCTGATTGAAGTAAAGTAATTGTTCCAGTTACGTTTGTATATCCTGTTGAAGCACCAGTTGCTACGTCAATATTAATTATTGATCCTGCACCATCAGTTCTTAATGTAACTGTTCCACCAAAAGCATTAGAAACATTAGTCATTGAATCTAAAATTGTAATTGCTGTACTTGTTTCACTAAAACCATAAGCACCTGCTGCTATTGCAGCACCTGATAATCCTGTAGTTTGTGTTGATACTGGGGCTAATGTTCCAGCTTTAATTGTTGTTACATCAAATGTAGCTAATGTACCAGTACCACCACCGGCATTTCCATAAGAAAATACTGCTGTATTAGTTGTAGCTGGTGCTAAAACACCAGTAAGAGTTGAATTATCTATATTTGTTGTAATTCCTGATAATTTAAACATACCTGTTCCTAAGGAACCTGCTGCAATTGTAATCGTTTCA